TGCTCGCCGCCTGCCAGTGGGCCCGCGACAACCCCACCCGCCGCAAAACCGCTCGCGGTGCACGCCGCTACCTCGGCGGCTGGCTCGCTCGCGCCCAGGATCGCGGCCGCCCTGCACCTGCCTCTGCCGCCGCGACCGCCGCCGCCGCGGAGAAGGCGCGCCGGGCACCCCAGCCGAGCAGCACCGACTTTTCCGACCCACGCGCCCCGTGGGACCCCTCGTGGATCGCAGACCACCCCGAGTGCAGATGACCGACAGCAAACACTCCCCTCTTTGCGCGCTTCCGGCGATTGTCGCTCGCTGCAAGGCGCGCGCCGCCACCCCCGAATACCAGGCCGCCGCGCAACGTCTCTCTGGCGAGTGGGCCGAGCACAGCGCCGCCACGGCCGAGATCGAGCGGCGCGAGGCGCTGCTCGAATCCGGCGTGCCCGAGGAGCACTGGAGCGCGCTCGACGCGCCACTATCACGGCCGGCGTACACGACCGTCGCCCGGTTCCTGGCCGGCCCGGCCGCGCTGCGCCTGCTGGTGCTCTCGGGGCCCAGAGGCGTCGGCAAATCCTTCGCGGCGGCCTGGGGCGTGTACTCACTCAGAGGCAAATACACCACGGGTCAGGCACTCGTGTTCGCGGGAACGTTTGACCGGTCGGTGTGGGATCCGATCTTCACCGCCCCACTGCTCGCGCTCGACGAGCTCGGGAACGAGCAGTCGAACGCGGCGTACGACGCAGCGCTATACGAGCTGCTTAACCGGAGGTACAGCACCAATAGGAAAACCATCCTGGCAACGAACCTGTCCCAGTCAGCATTCACTGCACGTTACACAGGGCTCGGGCTCGACCGCCTGCTCGACCGGCTGCGAGCCGGCGGCGAGTGGGTCTCGCTGCCCGGCGAATCGCTCCGGCGCCACTGGTCCGAGCGAGAGCCCGGAGAGGAGGGTTAAAAATGACCCGGGTAGACGAAACAAGTGGCCGACTTTGGGCCAGAGTGGCTCGACTTCTGGCCGAGGTGGCCAAATGGAGGGCCCGGGAGGCGGTCCAGAATCGCTCAGGATCGACGATCGTTGGCCGGCCCGGTACGAGACAGGGGGGTCTAGATGATCGTGGCTCTAAGGCCGACCTGGCGAGCCGAGGTGGGCGATGAGAATCTCCTTCGTGGGTCTTGGACGACCCATAGGCGTGAACGCCGCATATAAGGTGGTGTCTTTGCCGACCCGAAAGGGCATGCGATCCCGACTGGCCAAGACGGAACAAGCGAAACAGTACGGCGAGTCGCTTGCGATCGCCGGGCGCCAGGTCATGCAGCGCGCCGGCCTTTTGCCCTTCCCTGGAGACGTGGTTGTAGAGATCGACATATACTTCCAGTCACGACGGGCCGACATCGACGGGCCCCTGAAGCAGATCCTTGATTCACTACAGGTAACCAAGCGCGGCAGGCTTGGGGCGGGAGTGTACAAGAACGACTCCCAAGTGAAACGGCTAGTGCTGGAACGATACGTGGATCCTGACAGCCCCCGCGTGTGTGTCCGGGTGACGGAGGTCGGTCCGTGAGCGCTGACCTGATCGCCGGGCTGGTGCGCCTCTGGAGGGAGCGCGGCGACGAACTCCGCGCCGACCGCAGGCGCCTCCAGCGGTCCCTGGACCGACGAGACCAATGGCGCTTGATTTCGATTTCCGCGCAGATACAGACAATAAGTGATAAGCTGTACCAGCTCCAGTCGGACGCGGACGAATTGGAAAGTTACCTAGAAAGGAATAACCATGAGTGAAAAACAGGTTCCCTTTGCGTGTACCTTGTGGATGGCGGCTGCCAACCTGAAGGCGAATATCTACCGCGACAACCACGCCGGGCCGCCAGAGGGCGCTATCAGGTGTGCAGAGTGCGGGGGGACTGACGAGCACCCGCTGCACGTAGGGTGCAGCGGAGTCCTGCACGAGACCCCAGTTGACACACCAGCCCCGATCCGATAGAGTGGTCTCAGATGCGGCGGACAAGGAGTCCGCCGACCCCAGGAGAACCCCATGACCCACGCTCACGCTCACCTCCTACTCGACTCCGAAACCAACACCGTCATTGGCGCCGCCACCCGTGAGCAGATCCAGGCCTCCCGTGGCACCGTCGAGGGCCACATCATGATCGACCCAGAGACCGGAGAGGTCGTCCCCACCTCCCAGCGCGACCTCCATGTTCGCTGTCGCGGTGACTCCCTCCGGCGCGTCTACGTCGCCAGGAGGGGGTAGACTGTGACCGCCGCCCCTTCTATTGTGGATGATGTGGCCGTCTCCCTCCGGCTGGCCCTGGACCTCCCAGCCCGCCTCGCCGCCCAGCGCGCCGCACACTCCCGCGCTAGGTCCGCCGCCGAACTGGTCGATCACGCCGGCCAGGTCGAGGCGGCGGCGGTCGACCTGCTCTCCAGACTCACCGGGCTGGTTCGCCGGTAGCCAGCCCTCTCTCCACCTGGCGACCCACGCAAAGTTTGCGCGAGGTCGCCTTCTTTTGACCTAGACGCGCAAACTTTGCGCGATAAATAACCGCATTTTTTGCGCGAGTCCTGGACGGAACTGGAAAAACCCAGTAATGTCGCCCGGTGACCCAGGGAAGTGATTCTGCCTCCACCCCCCCCTCTGCCCCGCCAGTGGCGCAAAAAAAGCGCCACATCCGCACCGGCACGAAGGCGCCGGGTGGGCGTCGCCCCGGAGCCGGCCGGCCGCCGGGGATCGTAGAGACGCGCCCTCGCGTCCATCGGCTGACTCTCGACGCCGTCCGTGGTCTGCGTCTCCGCGTCCCTCCGACGGCGACGCCCGAGCAGGTGCAGCTCGCCGGCGACGCGCTCGCGACGATGGTTCGCGTGATGCGGGGTCAAGCAGGACCCTCCTCGTTCTCCCGGCTGAAGGCGGCGCTGGCCACCCGCGAGGAGATCTGCGGCCCGATCACGCAGCGGCACGAGCTCTCAGGGGCGGACGGGGGAGCGCTCACGATCAAGATCGTGAAGTACACCGGTGGAGACAAAGACAGTGAGTGAAATAATCACGGTGACCGAGGTGGGCCGGCACAACGCGGACCTGGGGGTGAGCGCTGGTCGCATCCTTGAGGGAGGGTCGTGGAAGCCTCAACGACTGGTTGTGCTGATACCTAGCGCGCAGTCAATCCCGGCACGTGTTGCTCTAAGTCACTGGAACCTGGCGTTTCCTCCGAACCAGCCCGTGTTCCGGATCCTCTGTCTCGGGCTCGAGGTCGGCGAGGCGTACAGCTCGGCCCTGGAATGTGTTCTGGCGCACCCAGAGCTCGGCCGCTGGGAGTACGTGCTGACGATCGAGCACGACAACATGCCCCAGCCCGACGGCGTGGTCAGGCTCCTCCGGCGCATGGAGCAGCACCCAGAGTTCGATTGCATCGGGGGGCTGTATTGGACGAAGGGTGAAGGGGGCGTGCCCCAGATCTGGGGCGACCCGAAGGACCCGATCCCGAATTACCGGCCCCAGCCTCCCGTTCCAGGCGAGCTGGTGGAGTGCTGCGGGACCGGTATGGGTTTCAACTTATGGCGAATGTCCATGTTCCGTGACCAGCGGCTGCGCAAGCCGTGGTTCCGGACGTTATCCGGTAGTGAAGGGAACGCCACGCAGGATTTGTATTTCTGGGGCGACGCCAGGAAGCACGGGCACCGATGCGCGATCGACTGCGGAACATTGGTGGGGCACCACGACCACCAGACGGGGATCACGTGGTGAAGTTCACCCTAAAAGAAGCGCACTTGCTGTATGAGTTCTGCAAGCGCAACTGGCTGCCCTCCAATAACTACAGCCAGATCAGGCGACTACTCGATAGGCTGGCCAACGCCGGCCAGGAGAACGGAAAGTGACGGACCCAGGGAAGTGCACATGCCAGAATCGTGAACTCGTCCAGAGCAGGGACGACGTGTCTGGGGCGACGTTGGCAAGTTTCGAGCTCCGGCCTGCCGTCCCGCCCGCTCCGCTGCGCCTCGACCTAGGGTGCGGCCCGAACAAGAAGGTGGGGTGGTTCGGCGTCGACTCCAGGCCATTCCCCGGGGTGGACTTGGTCTTCGACCTGGCCGAGCCGCATTTTGCCGGCGCGGCCGGCTGCAAGTACTGGCCGTGGCTTGACAACTCGGTCGAGGAGGTCCAGGCGCTGCACGTTGTGGAGCATTTGACCCCCAGCCAGCGCGTACATTTCGTGAACCAGCTCTACCGCGTGCTCAAGCCGGGAGCCAAGGCCCTGATCGTCACGCCTCACTGGGCGTCCTGCCGAGCCTACGGCGACCTGACGCACCAGTGGCCTCCGGTCTGTGAGATGTGGTTCGCGTATCTGTCCGCGGCCTGGCGCGCCAAGGAGGCGCCTCACAACGACCAGTACATGTGCGACTTCACCTCGACCTACGGGTACGGGGTGAATCCTAAGCTCCAGTCGAGGGCGGACGAGTTCCGCCAGTGGGCTCTCGAATTTTACAAGGAGTCAGCCATGGATCTCGTGGCCACGTTGACCAAGCCGCTGACCGATAAGGATACAGCATGAGGCGGATCTGCTTGGCCTGCGAGTACTACTGCCCCGTGGAGGCTGCCCGAGGTCAGTGCAGGGCCGAGCCACCCGTGGTGATCTCGTACCCGCCCCAGGCCTCGGCGCTCACTGGGGCGCCCGGAATGCCTGCTATGTTCGGGACGTGGCCTCCGGTGCAGGGAGAGGGGTGGTGCGGACGTTGGGTGGAGCGAGTGGGCTCGGCCCCGGTGAAGATCCATGGCTGACGCCGTCGGCGTCAGAGTGTGTGGTCCGTGCACGGCGTGCTGCACGGTTTTCCGGATCCTCGAGCTGGCCAAGCCCGAGAAGGAGCACTGTGCGTTTTGCGGCAACGGAGGGTGCCAGAACTACGAGCATCGGCCGAAGGAGTGCGCCGATTATTACTGTCTGTGGAATGACCCCAAGGCTGTAGAGCTTGGTTTGCCCGACTGGACCCGACCGGACCGTACGGGGCTGGTGCTCCAGTCGGATGGGCCCGACCTGAACAAGGAGAAGATCAAGGTTTTCGAGGTCTGGCTCGGGGCCGCGTCTGATTACTGGGGGTACAAGTTGATCAAACGGCTGGCCCGACGGTTCAAGTTACGGGTGGTGAATGCCTGAGATTACCCTACCTAACGCGTTCTCGCCCCGGCCCTACCAGCGCCGGTATATGGCTTTCTTCGACCAGGGCGGGAAGCGCGCGGTTTGGGTGGTGCACCGGCGAGGCGGCAAGGACCTGACCGGCATGCACCAGTTGTGCAAGATGGCGCACGAACGGATTGGGGCTTATTGGCACGTCTTTCCCACCGCCGAGCAGGGCAGGAAGGCGATCTGGGAGGGGTTCCGGTCGGACGGTCCACGCACCCTGGAGAACGTTTTCCCGGCGTCAATCAGGCGTTCACCAAGAGAGTGGACGCTGAACCAGCCGATGATCGTCGAGTTAAAATGCGGATCGATTTACAGAGTTCTGGGCTCGGACCGGATCGAGGTGGTGGGAGCTGGGCCACTCGGCGTGCTGTTCTCCGAGTACTCGGTAGCGAAGCCGAAGAGCTGGGACCTGATCGCGCCGATGTTGCGAGAAAACGACGGGTGGGCCTCGTTCGTCTACACTCCTCGTGGCAACAACCACGGGAAGAAGCTCTTTGACATGGCCCGGCAGAACGCCGACTGGTTCTGCGAGATACAGACTCTTCGTGAAACCAAGGCCTACGACCCGGAGAAGACGATCCAGGAGGAGCTCGCCGCCGGCCGGCCAGAGGCCATGGTCCGCCAGGAGTACCTGTGCGACTGGACGGCGGCGAACGTCGGAGCCGTGTACGGTCAGCTCCTGGAGCAGCTCGAGCGCGCCGGGAGAATCACCGACTACCCCCACCCGCTCGACGGGGTGTCGACCACGTGGGACCTCGGGATCTCTGACGCCACGGCGATCTGGTGGTGGCGGCTGGGCCGGGACGGGGGGATCGACCTGATCGACCACTACGAGGCCAGCGGGAGGCCTCTGAGCCATTTCCTGGACGTGGTCGAGACCCGGGGCTACCGGTACGAGCGCCACTGGCTGCCCCACGACGCGCGCGCCAGGACGCTGCAGACCGGGGTGTCCACGCTCGACCTGGTACGCGAGCGGCTCGGCTCCGGCGCAGTGCAGGTGACACCAGAGCTGTCCCTGGCAGACGGGATCGAGTCCGCTCGGTGGCTCCTTCAGCAGCCAATCCGGTTCCACTCGCGATGCAACGATGGCCCCGAGTCGGGCGTTGAAGCGCTCCGGCAATATCACTATGTGTGGGACGACGACCGGAAGACCTTCGGTACGAAACCAGAGCACGACTGGAGCTCCCACACGGCCGACGCCTTTCGGTATGTAGCTCTCGTAGTGAAGCACTCGGAGCTCATGTCGCGCAAGCCGGCCGAGGCTGCCAAGCCCAACATCCCGACCGTTCACAAGGCGTTCACGTTGGATCAGCTCTTCAGAGACCGAGAACGGAGACGGTGATGTCCGAGGGCATGATAGGTACTAGCGGTGTGATTGAGTCCACGAAGCAGTTCCGGTCGACGCCGTCTGGGGTTCACCAGCGGTGGGACGTGGAGATCTCGGCCGCCATGGAGGCGCGGAAGCGCTGGGCCGACCAGGCCGAGAAGGCAGTGAAGCAATACACGGACGAGCGCGTGGACGGAGACGGGCCCAAAAGCAGGCTCAACCTGTTCGCCGCCAACACCAACATCGTCCTGTCCATCCTGTATGGGCAGATGCCTAAGGTGGACGTGTCGAGGCGGTTCTGCGACGCGGACGACGACGAGGCCCGGGTGAGTTCCGAGATCATGCAGCGCCACCTCAACACGGACATCGAGGACGGAGATGACTTTTCGGAAAACGTACGCGGAGCGCTACAGGACTGGAAGATCACTGGACTAGGGGTGAACCGAGTACGCTACGAGTGCGAGATGGAGACGGTTCCGGGTCAGCCGGCGATCACGCACCCGGTGACCGGGGAGGAGCTCGCGCCCGAGGTACCGGATCACGAGCGCAAGGTGAACGAGCACGCCGAGATCGACTACATTCACTGGCGGGATGTTCTCTGGTCTCCTTGCCGTAGGTGGAAGGACGTTCGGTGGATCGCCTTCAAAAACGAACTGACCCGTGACGAGGCCGTAAAGCGCTTCGGCGAGGAGATCGGCAGGCGTTTGCCCCTGGAGGAGCGGGGCGGAAAGAAGGGCGACAGGACCACAGGCGACGAGCTCAAGGAGGCGTGGTCCCGGGTGATCGTCTGGGAGATCTGGGACAAGGACTCGAAGACCGTCTACTGGTTTTGCCGTGGGTACGACAGGATTCTCGATCAGAAGCCAGACCCGATCGGGCTCAAGAGTTTCTTCCCGTGTCCTCGTCCACTGATAGCGAATAGCACAACTACCCGGCTCATGCCGAAGCCGGATTTCACGATGGATCAGAACCTGTATGATGAGATCAACACAATCACTGACCGTCTCAATAGGTTGGAGAGGTGCGCGAAGGTGGCGGGCGCCTACGATAAAGGCACGCCGGACCTGGTGCGGATCCTGGAGGAAACCAACGAAGGTCAGTTGATCCCGGTCGAGGGCTGGGCCAAGTTTTCGGAGTCGGGCGGGATCGCGGGGTGCATGCAGTTCGTTCCGCTAGATCCAATAGTGAACGCCATCCAGGTGCTCTCGCAGCGTAGGGCAGAGAAAATCTCCATGCTGGACCAGCGGACGGGGCTCTCGGACATCATCCGGGGGCAGGCCGACCAGCGAGCCACGGCGACTGAGCAGCGAATCAAGGCGGGTTTCGCCTCGACCCGGCTACAGACCGAGCAGGACGAGGTTGCCCGGTTCGCCTCGGAGCTCCAGCAGATCAAGGGCGAGATGATCTCGCTCCTGTTTGACCCGCAGACGATCCTAGACCGGTCGAACGCGATAAAACTGGAGATCGACCCGGTGACGAAGCAACCCAACATGGACCTGATCAACCGGGCGGTCGGACTCCTCAAGAGCGAGTTCTGGAACTACCGGATCAACGTGAAGGCCGACTCGATCGCCATGCGTGACTATGCGTCACTAAAACAGGAGCGGGTGGAGACGATTGGGGCGCTGGCTGGGCTCTTCCAGCAGGCCGTACCAATGGTTCAGATGTTTCCACAGGCAGCGCCGTTCATTTTGGAGGTCGGCAAGTGGCTGATCTCTGCGACGAAGGGCTCGCAACAGCTCGAGGGCCTGTTCGACAAGTTCTCCTCTCAGGCCGAGCAGGCTGCCATGGCGCCGAAACCGCCGCCCCCTCCCGACCCGAAGATGCAGGCCGAGCAGGTCAAGGCTCAGGCCGAGGCCGGGAAGGCTCAAGCCGGCATTCAACAGACGGTGATAGACGGGAAAGTTCACATGGTCAAGGCAGGCTTGGACATGCAGGTAGCACAGGCGCAACACGGCATGGCCATGCAGAAGATGGCGGCCGAGCACCAGGTGCAGCAGGAGAAGGCAGCAGCAGCGATCATCCACCCGTTACAAGGAGTATGACATGCCGAGCAAGACGATGGCGCAGCACAACGCGATGGAAGCAGCCGCACACGGGAAGTCCAAGGTCGGGATCCCGAGGAAGGCCGGGAAGGAGTTCGAGAAGTCCGACCAGGGTAAGAAGTTCAGCACCAACAGTATGGCAAACGCCCTGCGCAAGAAGAAGCCGGCGCCGCAAGTAGAAGACGAGGACATTGACGGAGAGTAGCCCGAACTGGGAGGTATACCGTGAGAGGAACAGCGGCAGGTGAACCCATCGTCTCGCAGGCTCAGACGCAGGCGTTCGACGAGGGGTACGATCGTACCTTCGGTGAGCCGAGCAAGGAGCGCGGTCGGTTCGTCTGGGACGAGGCCCAGGGCAGGCTGGTGCGCGCCGAGGACTACCACGCACCAGAGCGCGCTCTCGATGCACCGATCATGATGGATCGGTTCTACGAGAACACCTGTGCTACTGACGGTGTAGATATCGGCTCGCGTCGCAAGCACCGTCAGTACATGCGTGAGCGAGGGCTCACGACCGTGGATGACTATAAGGAAACCTTCGCCAAGAAGGCAGCAGAGCGCGAGGCGGCGAAGGAAGGCCGTGTGCCAAGCAAGACCCGCCGCGAGACTCTGGCGCGCGCCATGTACCAGATCGACAACAGGAAGTGAACCCAGGAGTAACTATGAGTCTCAGAGAATCGCTCGAAGACGGCTACGACACGATCGACGCGGAGACCCCAGACCCCGTCGCGCCTGAGCCGGCGTCGACGCCCGAGGTCGAGGCACCTCCCGAACAACCCACGGAGCCCACCCCTACCCCTGGCGAGCGGGACGCTCAGGGCCGGTTCGTGCCCCAGCCCGCTGCCAAGCCCACGAAGCCCGCTGCTCGAGCTCAGCCCGTCCCCGCCTCGGGTGTCCAGGCGCGCGCAGCGGCAGGGCCGGCCGGCGCAGCACCGGGGGGTGTGGCTGCGCCGGCCGTGCCCGGAAGTGCCCCCCCCCAGTCCCTCAAGCCGGCCGCTCGCGAGCTCTGGGGACGGCTCCCGCCGGAGTTCGACGCGCTGAAGTCGGACTGGGCCCGGCGAGAAAAGGAAACCACGGCGGCCCTCGCGCGAGCGGCCGAAGCCACCAGGACCGGCGGTGCGTTCGCGGAGCAAATGCGGCCGTACGAGGCGACGATACGGGCCAGCGGAATGGAGCCGGTAGCATACGTGGGGTCTCTGCTACAGACGGTGCATGCGCTGACCTACGGACCGCCGCAGACGCAGGCGGACACCCTCGCCGCCGTCGTGGCGCAGTACGGCGCGCACCTGCTCCAGCCCGACCGGCAGGAGGTGGACGGGTCCTTCACCTCGCCCCTCGTCCGTGCCCTGGGAGCCAGGCTAGGAGGACAGGGCGCGCCCCAAGGAGCGCCCTACCAGCCGGCGCAGCAGGCACAGTTCCGCGACCCTCGGCTCGATCAGCTCCTGGCCGAGCAGGCCTCTCGGGTCGAGCAGTCAGCACAGGATCGGAGCGAGACGTTCCGATCGGGGCACGAGTTCGGCGCCGACGTTGCGGACGCGGTCGCCGACATACTGGAGGTATGGGCCAGACAGGGTAAACGCGAGGTGACCGAGGCAGAGTTAGAGAAGGCCTACGTGGCAGCGTGCTGGTCAAACCCAGAGATCGCTGCTATCCTAGAGCAGCGACGTGCCGTTCAGTCGGTCGGGACCGTGCAGGCGGGCACCCAGAGAGCACGTGCAGCGGCGAGCAGTATCCGGACGCAGCCGACTTCAGGAGCACCAGCGAAGCCGGCAGGAATCAGGGCCGCTCTGTTGGAGCGGTACGACGAGATCGATTCACAGTGAGAGCCTGAGACCCACTCACTGACAGGTAAGCCCCGGCGGCGGGGCGTGACGAACGGCATTGGGCCGTCCACGCGCAAGGTCCGCAACTGTCAGTGAGGAGAGGTATTTATGGCTTTTGCTAACAGTAACGTCAGCGATCTGATAGCCACCGGCATCGAGTCCCGTACGGGCGAGATCGCAGACAACGTGCTCGCAAACAACGCCCTTCTCGCGCAGCTCCGCAAGAAGGGGCGCGTCAAGGTCGTGGGCGGCGGTACACAGATCATGCAGGAGTTGTCATTCCAGGGCAACGCGAACGCCGGGTGGTACTCCGGAGCCGATATGCTAGCAGTGCAGGCGCAGGACGTGATCAGCGCCGCGATGTTCCCGCTCAAGCAGTGCGCCGTTCCGGTGATCGTCACCGGCCTCGAGCTCCTTCAGAACTCGGGCAAGGAGCGCACGATCGACCTCGTCGAGGCGCGACTAGAAGTCGCAGAGTCGACCATGATGAATCTTGTGAACGTCGGTCTATACAGCGACGGCACCGGGTTCGGAGGCAAGCAGATCACCGGTCTGGACGCGGCGATCCCAACGACCGCGATGGCTTCGCAGTCGGACACCTACGGTGGAATTTCCCGTGGCACCTGGGCGTTCTGGCGGACCAAGACGACCACGGGTCAGACGATCAATACGGCGGCGCTGTGCCAGCAGGTCATGAACGCTCAGTGGGCCTCGCAGATCAGAGGGGCCGATCGTCCCGACCTGATCATTATGGACCAGTACTACTGGGCCGACTACCTGGGTTCACTCCAGGCGATTCAGCGGTTCACTGAGTCCGGGTCTGCCGACCTCGGCTTCCCGACGATCAAGTACATGACCGCGGACGTGGTGCTCGACCCGACCTCCGGAATCGGCGTCGGCGCTGGTGGTGCTACCACCAAGACGGCGTACTTTTTGAACACGAAGTACATTCACTTTCGGCCACACAAGGATCGTTACTTCGTTCCGCTCTCGCCGAACAAGCGGTACGCGATCAACCAGGACGTGGAGTGCCAGATCCTGGGATTCGCGGGCAACCTCACCATGTCGGGCTCCCAGTTCCAGGGCCGCTCGATCGCTACCTCGACCTGAAAGGAGAACGAAAACATGGCATCCGCCTACGAGTTCATTTCCCCTGGGGCTGGTTTCCCAGGGGTGAGCGACACCGGGACTGACTGCCGTCAGCGCCTCGGCCTGATCGCTGACGCCTTCGACCCCACGTATGGGGTCGGAAAGTTCATGTACGTCCAGGGCGCGGCGGCAAGCACCCTGGCGGCCGGAGAGGTAGGCATCCTGTCGAACTACTCGGCAGGGCAGGCCTATTCAGCCAACACTGCCAGTCACGGCATCATGGGTATCGTTCCTGCCGCCCTGTCTGCGACCAATGTCTATGGGTGGATGCAGATCGAGGGCGTGGTAGACTACGCCAAGTTCACCAACACGACCGCCGCCGCTGGACTTCCGGTGTATATCGGCTCGACCGCGGGGCGCTTGCATGTTGCGGAGAGCGCTACCGGGTTCCAAGTCGAGGGCGCCTGGATCAGCCAGTACAGCGCCACGAGCAACAGCAACAGCGGGATCGTGCAGCTCTACTATCCGCACTACAACGGGCGATGATGTTTCCTCGCTTCAACGGTAGGTGAAGAGAGGAAGGCCGGTTCTCCCTCCTGGGTGGGAGGACCGGCCACTTACCCAGGACCCAGGGGAGACCCCAGGATGCGCGAAGAGGCCGACCAGGACATGATGGATCTCGCGGGTTTCGCCGCCGAGCAGAAGGCGGAACGGCTATCGGTGAAGTTCACCGTAGAGCCCCAAGAGAACCCCGAGAAGAGCAAGAAGGCAGGGCGACCGATTTTCGACGACGTAGAGATGTGCGAGATCAGAATCCCGGGTGACGCGGACGTACGCAGACAGCCGGTTACTACCGAGCTCAAGCAGCGGTTCGCCAGGCAATACTTAGCGTTCAAGTCGGGCCAGAGCCAAGAGACTGCAAGTGGTACTCCTCTCGCAGCATGGGCTCTGCTCAAGAGATCTCAGGTCGAGGAGGCGCGCTACTTCGGCGTGCACACCGTCGAGCAGTTGTCGGAGGTACCCGACTCGAACATGAACACTCTTGGTCCCGGGTGGATCGACCTCAGGCAGAAGGCGCGCGACTGGCTCGAGGCGGCGGCGGACGGCGCGAAACTCAACGAACTACGGAGCGAGCTGCTCACCGCTACACAGAGGATTTCCACCCTCGAGGAGATGCTCACACGGCAGGCGGCGGCCCTTCAGCAGGCCGGAGTGACCCCGCAGACAGCGCCGACTGCACCCCCCGTCGACGTGCAGGCTCTCGTCGCGAGCGCGGTGCAGGAGGCAATGGCGCGCGTCCAGGTGCCCGTAGTCGAGGCCCCGGTGAAGCGTGGTCGAGGTCGTCCCAGGAAGTACGCGTAAGGAGAAATCATGTCTTGGTCGACTGCTCAGACCCTGATCAACCGAGCCCTGGTGCAGCTCGGCCTGGCGACGGGTCCGGCCTCTGGACTCACGGACCCGTTCGCGGCGAGCGACCCCAACCTGGCGCAGCTCTGTGAGTACCTGACCTCACTGGGCAGCGATCTAACGATAAATCACAACTGGCCCCAGTTCAGGAAGGAGTACACGTTCGTCACCTCGTCCGCACAGAACGTGTATCAGCTCCCGGCCGACTTCCACGAGATGATCGACCAGACCGGGTGGAACCGATCTACCCGGATGCCGCTGGCCGGACCCGCCACCCCCCAAGAGTGGCAGTACCTGAAGTCACGGGCTCCGTCGTTGCTGATCAACGTCGTCTTCCGCCTCGACGGCGACACGGCCAACGCGGGGCCGACGTTGGAGATCAACCCTGGAGTCTCGCCGCCTGACTCTCAGACCATTGCCTTCGAGTACATGTCCGATCTCTGGGCCATGACGACGGGTGGAAGCACGCCCGACAAGCGAGCCCCCACTGTTGGCTCAGACGTGGTGTTTTACGACGATGAATTGATCATCGCGGGGCTGAAGTTGGCGTGGCGGTCGGACCGTGGATTCGACACGATGGAGCTGCGCGAGACCTTCGAGCGACGCCTCGAGCACTGCATCGGAAAGAGCCTGGGAGCGGTGACAATCTCCCTGGACGGGGCGTTACGAGGAGTGGATCGGCTCATCGACGATCGGAACCTCCCGATCACGGGGTTCGGCGTATGATCGCGCCCCGTCAGCGCCGAGGTCAGCCCTTCCGGTTGAAGTCGGCGCACCTTGCCGCGCCGATCGGCGGGATCAACACAATTTCCGCCGGTGTAACGATTCCGGCAGAGGACTCGATCTACTCGTACAACCTGATCAGCTCGGAGTTCGGGTTACGCACCCGTCTCGGCTGGCGGGAGTGGTGCACGGGGCTTGCCGGCGAAGAGGTTCGGTCGTTGCTTCCGTTCACTGGTAGCACCAAGAACGGAAGCAACGACCGACTAATTGCGTGCACTGCCCGCGGAATCTGGGATGTGAGTT